AATCTGAAGACCGTTCTTAACGAGCTCCATGACAGGTGGTACGTTCTCACGAAGCCAGTCAAAGACTTGCCTAGAGATGTTGGCGACCTTCTCCATGAAGCCAGGGAAGCCTGAAGAGGTGACGTCACCATCACCCGCCTTGAACGCAGCTACGAACGACTTGAAGCCACCGATGATCTCCTTGATGATCGGCCCCACAGTCTGGGCCAGGGAGTTCAGAGCAGGCATCACCTTCGTCACAATGAAGTTGACCAGCTTGATCTTGATGGGAAGCAGCTTCTCGCCAATGGCGACCTGCATGTTCTCCCACTGGGCAGTCATCGTACGCTGGCTGTTGGCTAGACCATCGGACGTACGGGCGAAGTCACCCTGGGCATCCTTAGTCTTGTCAAGGATCAGCGCGTTTGCTGCGAGTACCTTGTTCTGAGGAGTCAACGCCTCCTTGGTCGTCTCGATGAGGCCCATCTCCATGGCCTTCTGGCGCATGGTGGCATCATCAAGCAAGACGCCATACTTACGCATGGGCTCAGCCTCACCACGGAGAGCGGCACCGATGGCGTCAATAGCTTCTTGAGGTGAGGTGTTGTTGAACGACGCCAGGTCAGACGCGAGCTGGACTTGCTTGGTCGAGAAGTCGGAAAGCTCTTGACCGGACAGGCCAGCTGACTTGCCGAAGACGGCGAACGTAGCGGCCGCATCCAGTGCTTGCTGCTTGCTCTGACCGAACGTGCTAGATCCAGTCTCAGCCCACTTCTCAAGAGCAGGGACAAGCTCCTCACCAAAAATGACTCCAGACTTGGCGATCGTCTCATTGAAGTCAGACGCCTTGTCGATGGTACCAACCAAGGTCTGGACGCCTTGAGCGACCTTGTCGGCCATGAACGCACCAGCCGCTGCACCAACACCGGCCAGCAATGCGCTCATCTTACCAACGCCAGCTTCAACGCCAGCTAGGGTGCTTTCGAAGCCTGAGGAGTCACCCTCGATCCTGATCTTGACTCTGCCCTCAGCCACTTAACGCCTCCCGTCGACCATCTTACGATACTCTTCGAGAATGCCCTGGCTGTCGCGAAGTGTCATGTCCTCTACCACGTGTGGTGGCTGACCGAGCACAACACACAACTGCCAGGTCAGCCGCTCGTAGGGTTTGATGCCACGCTCTCGATGTTCAACCCAGACAAGATCTCAGTCAGGTCACCGAACGACATGTCGTCCAGCTCCTTGGCGGTGCGCTTCTGTCCAGAGGCGGCACCCGCAATGAAGATCATCGCCTGCAGCTCTGCCATGGAGAGCTCGCCCATGTCAATGCCCTTGGACGACTCAAGCCGCTTGATGAACTTCATGAACGGAACGCCAAAGTCCTTCTCAATCGTCTTGATGTCCGATAGCTTGATGTTCATCGGATCAAAGCTGATGTCGCTCACAACGTCTCTTTCAGTGTCTTGTCCATTATTTCTAGGATGCCTTCTAGGTAGTAGTTTGTAAGGTCGCCCTTACCGAGGTCCCTACCAGCTGCTGCGAGACCTCTGACAATGAACCCAGATCGCTTGATGTTTCTTGCCGGCCACCCCCAGTGGATGACCGGTGCGTACGCGACTCTGGTGCCTGTGCCCGCTCCGACCCATCCACCCTTGTTGTCTCCGCCAGACTTGACAGACCTGACAAGAGCGCCAGTCTTCTGGGGAGTGTATTGAGGCGCGTACTTGGCGACGGCTGCCGCTATCTCCTTGTCGAACTCTCTCACAGCCTTCTTCGTGTCCGCGTCTGCATTGCGAATAGCACGACGAAGCTGTGAGTAGTTCTCTATGTCGATGAGCGGCTTGACCGCCATGTTACGGCGTGGTGTCGGAGTTGATCAAGACGGCGGTGATCACAGCGCCGTCCGAAGTACCGGTACCAACGAAAGGCTGGCTGAGCTCGAGCAGTTCCATACCGCCCACAGTCGGGGTCTCACCGTCGAACCGCACGTTGCTGGTGATCGTCAACTGCTTGTCGGAGCCGGCGTTGAAAGTCAAGACCAAGGAAGCCTCGGTGCCGTTCACGTACCGGTTGTAGTTGGTCAGGTTCTCGAAGTCAGCCGTAAACGAACCACCAATGGTCGCGAGCCCGTTGACCAGTGCCTTCTTGGGCTTGCCCGTGTTCGCACCTACACGGTGCCGATCGACAGCGAGGTTCGTGTTGACGTTGTACTCACATGACTTGACTTCGACAACCGAGCCAGCAACAGACAGCGAACCTTCAGTGAACACGAACGGCTCATGCTCTGCGTCGTACGAGGCGGTTGCCAGTGCTTGCGCAGTGACCTCTTCACGACCGTAGACACCGAGCTTCATGGTGGCGAGCTCACCGCTCGAGCAACCGATGACGAGGTCAGTGAACTTGCAACCGGTGTACGAGAACGGCTGAACGGTTCCAGCCTCGTCAGGACGCCCCACCTGGATGACCATGGACTTGTTGTCGATGTTGCCGAGGCCCGTGAAGGTGTGGGTATACGGATCGGTGCCAGTGGTCACTGGGGTGCCCAGGATGTGGCTCAGGATGAGCCCAAGATCCTGCGGTACCAGTTCCATGTTGATGTCACCGGTGACGGACCTGGTGCCGGCCTTCCAACGATGCTGGGTACGCCGGCCAGCGCGGATGCCCTTGCTCTCGATTCGCTGAATGTTGAACTTCAGCGACTCGGACACGAACTCGTAGAACCGAGTTGGTGCCAGGTACGTACCGTACGTGACTTCGGCGATCATGCCGATCTGTGCGTCAATGCCTGCGCTCGTCATATCGTCTCCATCTTACTAGGTCAACCGACACTGTACCAGAAGCTTCGCCACGATTACGCAGCGCCACCCACCCTGGTCTTCCATGAACGAGTCCGCCTCGAACTCCTCCATGTTGATCCTCAACGTCGGTATACCGAGATCGAGACCGGGATACTCAGCAAGCAAGTTCTCGAGAGCTGATAGTAACTCGAACGCTCGCTCTTCTGCGGTGGTGGGCTCTGTCACGCCTAAGCGCACACAGTTGATGTTGACGATAAGCAGGTATTGTTCATCTCTTGGTTTGCGACCTGCACGCATGACTGGCCAGGTGTGTGAACCTTTCTCCACACCACCAATCAAGACGTTGTCCTTCTGCATCAACCTTGGTCCACCGCCCCTGATCACAGAGACCTCAGACCCAAGCTCTGTTGTGAGCAGGTCTTTCAGTGCAGCCGTGATCGAAGGGTACGTGGACGTGGTGGGCATGTCAGCCTTTGTTAGGCATCGAGGCGCCTACGGTGCCAGCGATGATCGAAGAGGCAAGCAACCAGTACTCGTTACTGATGGCTCCGGTGATGGACAGCGCGACGGCTCCAACAATGGCGATAGCGCTGAGGATGGTCAAACGAGTGTTCACTGGTCTCCTTATGCGAACGACGGGATGTTAAGACGATGCCGCCGCAGAGTAGCGTCGACCTCAGGGATTCCGGTCGGGTACTCTTCGTTGGCGGTCGACAACTGAAATGTAGCCCATTGTGTCGTCATCATCCGTGCTCTGTCAGGGATTGAACCCTCGTTGACTAGCAACCAGTTAGCGGCGAGCTTGATCGCTGCGCGCCTCATGTCCGCGGGCGCCTGTGGATATCCGTACAGGTAGCTGATCACCACGCCCTGACCTACGGTCCTTGAGCTCGTCCATGGTGTTGGCCCACGGACTGTCCCGATCTCTGAAACAGACCAACCAGTGGTGGACACGACTACGTCATTGACCTTGACCGAGATGATCGACCGGGTAGGCGTACGGTTGAGGTACACGTGAGACCGGTTGTAGCCATCGATCACTTGTCGGTGGTAGGTCGGCACGAAGGCTACCTGGCAGAAGTCGTTGATGAACGACGTCACCTCGTCACGGGCCTGCTCAAGATCTTGGTACGTGTACCGCGTCGTGTCTGACACGCCTTCCTGCTTGCGCAAGTCAGCGATCTCGAAGATGTACCCACCATCCACGAACACGTCGTAGACGGTCTGCATCGCGTAGCTGGAGACTGTGTACGTCCACGTGGCGTGGAGCACAGTAGGCGTGGTGCGCGCAGTTAGCTTCGCCTTGTACACACCAGTCGACACGAGAGTCACCGCACCGTGGGCGATCACAGCCCCATCGTCATCCGTGATCACGAGAACTGGTAGCGCGTCAGGTGCGACGATCAGATCTTGTGAACGTACAGTGAGCGGCAAGTCAACGTCATTGCCGGTTGCCACTCTCATCGCGATCCTCTAGATCAGTCAGCAGGGTTGGTACGGGCGGCCGTACGGGCGCGTGGGCCACGTCCAACCTTGTGGGTGATGATCTCTTCATCCTCGATCTCGGAGATGATCTGGCGGACCACAGGAGGTCCTGTGATGCCCGTGTGGATATCAGCCGGAGGATCAGAAGGGATCGGAGGACCGGTAAAGCCGCGATGGATTCCGTCTTCGTCTACCAAGTCATGTTCTGCCATGGTTGCATCCTACAACGTCAAATGGCCGGACCTCGACGGTCCGGCCATCTAACGTCTTGTCGAGTAGATCAGTCGACGTGCAGGAACGCGGTCGCCGAGTAGATACCACCGGTGGTGGTACCAGCGGCAGTGACCACCAGGCGCACGTAGCGCTTGGCAGGCATGCAGCTCAGTGAGTACGCAGTGTCGTCCGCAGTTGCGGCGATGGTACCAACGGAGTTGCTCAAACGCGCGGCGGGAACGGCGGCATAGCCGGAGCCAGAAGCGTCAGACTCTTCGATCGACAGGGTGTAGGTACCGTCGGTCAGGGTCCCGGTCGTGAACGCGAAGGTCACGCTCTTGACGCGCTGGCTGCCAGCGCCGGTACGCGCGCAATCGATGGCGGTACCGTTGGTGCTGGCCGCGCGAGCGGCAGCAGGCGAGATGGCGTTCTTGACGACCATCTGGTTGTTGACGTCGAAATTGACGGAATGCATGTCTCAGAAGCTCCGATCAGGCCTGGATGCCGTAGGTGTAGGCGGAAGTGACGTCGGGGCGGCCGTCCAGACGGTCGTAGACGAAGAAGCCGGTCTGCAAGGTCTCGGCGTACTTCTCGTTGAGGCGCACCGCGGTCGCACCCTTGACGCGGCGAACCACGTAGCCCTGGCTGAAGTCGCCGTAGAGCACGGAGACGTTGCCGGTGGTGGGAGCGGGCATGGCCTGATTCACGACGTAGGGATCGCCGAGAATGCGGTCAGGCGCGCCGGCAGTCATGGAAGGCTGCCAAGCCTTGTTGCCCTGGCCATCAACCAGCTTGCGAATCAACTTGAGGGTAGCGTCGCTGAACATGAAGCGCTGGTTGCCGTTGCGATACGCAGGATCCAGGATGTGCTGGATGTCGATGAGCTCGTCGTAGGTGATGGCGGCAGCACCAGCGAAGGACTTACCGCCAGTCAGACCCACGGTGATACCCTGGGGCTTGTTGACACCATCACCAGTGGTGAGGTGGGTGGTGTGGATGGTGGCCAGTCGGCGGGCGGCCACGCGGGCGATCAGGCCCTCGAGGTCGAAGGCGCTGTCCTGCATCAGCTGCCAGGACACGAGGATCAGCTTGGAGCTGTAGGTGAAAGCGCGCAACACCTTCGCGTCGAAGGCCATGTCCTGAGCCGACACGGTGTCGCCCTCGTTGAGGAGCTCACCGGTGTTGGCGGTGTCGTTCATGGTCAACCAGGGGAGGTCGTTGCCAGTCGCGGTGCTGATCACATTGGCGTAAGCCTCAATCGAACCAAACGCGGCCTGTGCCTCAACCAGGCGGTTCCAGAACCCGTCGGGCACGAGGTAACCACCGGACGCACCAGTCAGGGTCTGCTGAACGCGCTTGTCCGCACCCTGCATCAGGATCTGACGCTCTTCGAGGTCGAGCTCCAGGATCCCGCCGCGGAGGTACTTGGCGAAGGTCTTGTTGTAGACCTCGGCGGGGTTGCCGGTACGCTCTTCGCGCTCGGCGACGATCTCGCTGTCGGCGTTCTGGAAGCTACGAATCTGAAGACCACGAGTCCGCTTGTTGGTGAGCTCGGTCATCTCGGCATCGATGCGCTCCCACTCATCCGCGAGCTCCGCGGTGGGAGCAGTGTTGAGCAGGTTGTTCACCTCTACCTGGCGCTTGTGAAGCGCCGCACGCTTCTCGTTGATGACCTTCTCGTCAGCGAGCGTGAACTGCGCGAAGGCGTCGGTGAACTCGGACATATCTCTCCTTACGCCTTTGCCCAGGCGATCTGGTTAGAACGAGCACGAGACGCTCGCTCCTGTGCACTGTACTTCGTTTGAAACGTGATTCCTGGATTAGCCTCAAGGAAGGAACGAATTTCTGCCTTGATCTTCTCAGAGACCATCTCTGCGTCGGTCCCCTCATACGCAGGGTAGGTCACAGGACTCACGTCGAATAGCCGAGACATCTTGGTGACGGCGCGGAAAGGCAGTCCGTCCCACTC